GTGCGGGAATTTTGTACGACTTTTTTAAACATAACGTTGTTGTTTATGGAGGCGCAGGGGCTCCGTTTGGAAATGGAAATGGAAGTTCTTTTGCAAACAAATATAGGGTAGATTCATTAAATGCGGAAAAAGATCATCCTTCTCAACAGCAATCATTGTATAGTTTAATTAATTTAGAAAAAGATTTATTATAATATGCCTTATTTCCCAAATCCCCCAACAGTTTTAGAATATGATTCTACGAATCTACCAAGATTGACTGAAGCTGAAAAAAGTAAATTACCAGATTCTACTAGATCTTTGATTTTGGTAGGTGGTGCTGGTGGTGGTTTAGGCGAAAAAAGCTACAAAGCAGAAGTTTTAATTGGTTCTCTTGATATAGCTACAGAATCAAGAAGCGTTAATATTCAAAATGCAATTTCAACTTTAACTACCTCAAATATTGTAAAAATAAATTCAGAAAATGATGCAGGATACGCAATCAATTGTGTTCAAGACGCTCAAAATAAATGCACATTAAATATTAATAAATACTCATCTATTCCTGATGTGAGTATTTATCAAACTGGAACATTTTTAAATTTTACTGGTTGTTTTTCTGGTGTTGTCAATAATGGTTCTGCGATTAGTGATGGTGGTTCTTTTGGAGATTTCACTTTAGAAAGCAATTCTAATGTAACTCCACAACAGGATACGAATTTTGATTTAAATAGATATTATATTAACTTATTTAACAGTAATGATTTAACTGATTCAAGTAAAGGTATACATATTCAAAAATCTATAGATTTTACAAATCTTGATAATTTATTTTGTTTTTATGTCGTTGAAATGGATTATCAAGCTGGTATGTTAGCTTTTTCTCAAGCCGAAGGTATTTATAGCACTAGCGCAAAAACGATTCAGGTTAGTAGTACCTCGTCTCAAAATTTTGCACTTGGTGATCGTTTAAAAATTTCTGATCCTGACGATCTGTATTCTGCTGTTGGTATTGTTTCTAGTTGCACTTCCTCTTCTTTGACGCTTTCTAATGTTACATATTTTAATTATAGAAATTCACTCAGCAATTCTTTGAATAAGAATTTTTCTATTGGTTCGTCTATATCTCCTTGTGGTGCAGAATTTGATTTACCTGATTTAAAATTTTCAATGCTTTCAAAAGATGCGTTGACTGCGGAAACTAAAGAATATTTTTCTGAAAATTATAATATTCCAGCTTTTAATTTGGGATTGCATTCAAATATTTATAAGAAAATTACCACTAATAATAAAGAAACAGTTTGTAATTTTAATCTTCTTAGAGATTGTTTTGGTATTTCGACATCTTTAAATACAGCTGAAACAGTTCCAATTTCTAAGGTTCTTCCTAAATTATTTTCTCGTTCTTATGCGATTGATCAATATGGGACAGACGCTCAAAAGCTTCTAATAAAAAATAAACAAAAATTCTGTCTTTTTTATAACGGTGTTGTTAAAGATCGTGCTGGATATTCATATTTTTGCGGTTCTGATAATTTAGGCACATTTTTTTCTTATAGAGTGAATAATCAAGATCCTTTTCTTAGCGAATCTTCTGGTTATTTGATTGTAGGTCAACCTTTTACTAAGAACGATTCAGGTTCTTTTCGTCCTTTTTATAGCGTTAAGCTATATGAAACTTTAGTTTATAAAAATTTACAATTCCCACCTTTTACTTCTTATGATCCTTTAGAGATCATAAGAAAAGAGCTTATTAATAAATACAAACAAAAACTTTATATTAATGCTCCTGTTGAATTATCTAGTTCCAGTATGTATTATAATACTACGGATAGGTTAAATATTTTAGGGAAAATTAAAAATGGTTAATTATGGCTGACGCAATTACAGCACAAGCTTTATTGGATTTAGATCCAGATTCATTTGTTGATTTATTTGAAATTTATATCAGTGAGTCTGTTGGTGTGTTGCGATTTCATGCGGGAAAAAACTTTAACAATTTTATAATTTATAGAGGTAATAAATATATTGCTGTTCCGATTGAGTATAGTGGTTTTGAGTTTTCTGCTGATGGCAAACAAAGCCGACCAACCATAAGAATAGCAAATATTAATGGTGTTATTACAGATGTAATTAAAAATAAAAATAATTTAGTCAATTCAAATTTAAAAAGATTAAAAGTATTTGTTAAAAATTTAGATGATGCGAATTTTTCAAATTCTGTAAATCCATTTTTTGGTTATCGCAAAAAACGATATGGTCCAGATAATTTTGGTAAAACATTTTTTGAAGAAACATACGTAGTTAATAGAAAAGTTCAAGAAAATAAATATACAATTGAATTTGAACTATCTAGTCCAATTGATTACGAAAATCAATCTTTGCCCAATAGAAAGATTTCAGATAATTTATGCTCTTGGTCATTTCGTGGTTGTGGATGTAATTATGGCAAAATACCTTGGCGCACAATCACTAATGAAGATCAATTCGTTAAGGTCAACAATGTTAATATTTCGGCGCAAACTGTTTTTGGATCAAGTAATTTAAATGTAGGGCTTCCATATGCTGATGAAAATGATAGATTGTTCTACGCTCAAAATGGTTATAATTTAAAACAAATTACATTTAAAAACTCTTGGTCTTCTACAGGTACTTATGATCCAGGCGATTTTGTTGTTTATTCTGATTCTATAAATTATAACTTTTTTGGAGATACGTATCAGTTTTCAGAAGATAACATTTCTTTATCTACCTATGTATGTGTGGCAACAGGAAATTCTGGAAAAGATCCAAGATACAATAATGAATATTGGGTTAAAGATAATTGTTCAAAAAGTATATTTGGTTGTTCTTTAAGATGGCTTAATCATAAAGATGGATTACCATATGGAGGATTTCCTGGAACTAGACCCTACAATTATCAAACATAAAAATCTTTTATTGAGCATAAAAAAATTTTTGCTAAGTAATTATCCGTTTGAATCTGGTGGTTTGATAGACGAAAATTTAAATATACTGTATTACCCGTCTTTGCAAAACGATTGTCATTCTTATTATCCTCCTCCTCAGTTTTTTGTTTCTGTTGTAAAAAAGAAAATTCTTTTTTCTTTTCATAGTCATTTGCATATCTTGGATCCTTCTGAAGAAGATATATTTTTTTTAAAAAATTATAATATTCCTGTTATAATATATAGTTTAAATTATGATTGTTTTTTAAGTGTAAATATTAAAAATGAAGGAAGTCGTATTACATGGAATACTCAGAAAATTAACTTGTCCTAGAATTCAGGTTAAAGTGAATTCTTTTGATGAATTGATTTCATGTTTATTAAGCAATTTTGAAAAGCTTAATTCTAAATTATATGTGTTTTTAAAAAAAGCTCATGGTCTAATTATTTTGGCTGATGATAAAATAATCGCTAATCTTAAAACTTTAAACGCTAATTTCCATCTTTTCAAAAAGCTCGAACTTATTCCTGTGTCTCGTTTTTGTATTGCTGCCACCGCCACAATAGCTTTTACGGCAATTAAGGTTAATGCTCTTCTTGCTTTTGCTATTAATACTATTATTTTCGCAGTTATTTCAATAGGTATTAGTCTTTTAATTTCTAAATTGTTAAGTCCTAAACAACCTAATCAAGTAAAAACTTCTTCGTATATTTTCTCTAGTAAAGAGAATTTAGCTCAACGAAATGCTTCTATTCCATTGTCTTATGGTCGATTGCGTTTGAATTCTTACATTGTAAGTTCTATTTTGTTGAATTTTGATTTAACTTCTGATTTTGATATTTCATCTTTATCTTCATCGGCTTCTTCTGGTTTATTAAGCGCAAATATTTAAAATTAATGAAAACTATTATTTTTCATGGTTTGTTGAAGAAGTTGTTTTGTAAACAAATTAATTTGCGCGTTTTTAAATTTAAAGATATTTTTTCTTCACTAGCCGCAAACTACAATGATTATGAAAAAAAACTAAATAAAATTAGAAAAGAGTGTTTGGGTTTTGTTGTTTTAGTTGATGGTGATTTATTTTATAAAGATTTTGATGAAATAGACTGTGAAATTGAAAACGCAAAATGTATTGAATTGATTCCTTGTTGTAAGTTCAAATTTTTTGGAAGCTTAGTTGCTGTTTTAATTTCAATAGGTTTAAGCACTTTATTGGCAAATATAGTTTCTTTCTTGCTTACCGCATTGATTTTATTTGGTATCAGTTTTTTGATTTCTAAATTATTTGGTCCAAAAGGTCCTGGAAATCCAGTTAAAACGGCTTCTTATATATTTTCTAATAAAGATAATATAGCAGCAAGAAATACTCCTATATCTTTGAATTATGGTCGTTTGCGTCTTGGTTCAAACGTAACAAATGCTTTTATATTAAATTTTGATTTAACCTCTGATTTTGATTTGAATTCAATATCTCAAAATGCTTCATCAGGTTTAAGTTCTGCTTTTATTTAATTTATGACTTCTTCTGATTCTTTTGGTTCTAGAATGTTTAGCTATTTGCAATCGAGGAGTGATAGTTTTGCTCCTTTTGTTAAGCAAGGTGCTGCTAATAATGTTTTAGAATCAAGTTCTAAATATTTTGTTCAAGATCTAATTGGAGAGGGTCCTCTTGCTGGGTTAGTCGGTCCAGATGGAAATGAATTAGTTTTATTTGATAATGGTCAAAACAATATAGAAATTTTAAAAGGAATTTATCTAAATGATTATCCTATTGTTAATGATTTAACTAATTCTTATAATTATAATAGAGTTAACATTTATTCGAGATCTGGTACAGAATTTCAAAGCTTTTTGCCAGCTGGTGGTGTAGGTGGATTTTCTTTTGCTAATCCCGGTGTAGCTTATAGTTTCGATAAAACAATTTATGGAATAGCTAATTCTGTTTCTCCAAATCATGTAAAAGGCTCAAATCATTCTTCAAGTATTTTAATTTTTAAAAACTTTCAATTAGATAAAAGTTTTAATTTGAAAGATGGGGATTTTACAGCTTTAAAAGGGGCTTTTAATCCTAAAAACTTTCAAGAATCCTTTGGCGTTTATCATGAAATTAAAGAGCAAATCACAGATTATTTATTTCTTTCTCTTAAATTAAATGGCTTGTATATCACTAGTGATGACGGATCGACACTGCCTAACACTGCGACGTTTGGTATTGAAATTGGTTATAAATTAAAACCTTCTGATAGCGTTTTTATTTTTCATAAAGTATATGGCATTTCAACGAGTCCTTATGCTTTTGATCTATTTTTTGATGTTTCAGATTTTGATTTTTCTTTGCAGCCTTTCATTAGAGTATATAATTTTTCACCAAAACAAAATCCTACAGATTTTAAAAACGCTAGATCATTAGCCGTAACTAATATTACCGAAGTTACTTCTTTTAAATTTAAGTATCCAAATAGTTGTTATTTTTTAAGTATTTTTGACGGTAGAGGATTTCCAAATCCACCTAATAGAAGTTTTGATTTAAAACTATTAAAGATTAAAGTTCCTGAAAATTACGATGCAGAAGGAAAATCTTATGATGGATTTTGGAATGGAGAATTTGATGCGGTATTAAGATGGACAGACAATCCTGCTTGGATTTTATATGATATAATTACTAATAATCGATATGGTGTTGGTAAATTTGGTCTTCAGCAAAATCTTGTTGATAAATGGAATTTATATAAAATTGCTAAGTATTGCGATGAAATGGTTCCAACAAATGCTGTATCGAGGTTTCCAGTTCAGCCGATTTATGGTTTATCAGAAAATAAAATATCTATTTACACGCCCGGTCAGAAGTTGACATCTTTTTTTAAAATTTTTGATTATATCGATTTAGTTAATTTAAAATTTCAAGAGATTGATGAAAACGGTGAGCAGGTTGATGTTTATCGATCTTATAAAGCTATTATTTACGATCTTGATTTTTGCTGTAATGATGAAGGCGTTATCATCACTTTAATTAATCCTTTTGGATTGCATAAAATATTGTCTCTTTTTCCAAACATAAGAAATTATATTTATGAAAAATATAATAATCCAAAAGAAATAAATGTTTATAAAAGAGTTTTTGCGGACATTTTAGACTTAGTTGGTACTTCAGATCCAGCTTACGCCGATTTCAATAATTATCTTCTTGGTCAACAAATTTTTTCTAATGATGATATTGTAAATTATGTTCAAGATAGTGGTGTTGCCGCCAGTGAATATCAAGGGTTTTCTCCATTGGTTGAACCAAGGTTTCGCTGTAATTTATCAATTGCGAATGAAACAGATGTCATTAATTTAGTTAATAATATCTCTTCTGTTTTTAAGGGCATGGTATATTGGTCAAATAATTTAATTAATTTTGATAGCGATAGACCTAAATTGCCGATTTATTTCTTTAATAATTCTAATGTTAAAGATGGTATTTTTAATTATACAGGGTCTTCAAAAGATACAAGATACACCGTTGCAAAAGTTGTTTATTCTGATGAAACAGATTCTTTTAAAGATAAAACAGTTTATGTTGAAGACAAGTTTAATATTAGGCGATACGGTTATATTGAAAAAGAAATTATTGGTTTAGGTATCACTTCTAAATCACAAGCTAAAAGAATAGGGGAATGGTTTTTAATAACAAATCAAGTTGAAGAGGAATTGGTTTCATTTACGGCGGGTCCAGAGGCTTTATTGCTTGCTCCAGGTAATGTGATATCGATAACGGATCAGTTAAAATTGTCAGGAAGAAGAGGTGGAAGAGTTGTTAGTGTCACTGATGCTGGAATCGTAACTCTTGATGATAAATATGATTTTATTAAAGCTGGAGATATTTTGTCTTTTATTATTCCAAAAGCTGCAAAGACTGTTAATGATTTAGCTTTAGAAAGTCAAAAGACAAATGAAGTAACAGATAAAAGCATAAACCAACTTCAACCAACATTTATTTATAGATT